CACAGGCTAGCCCTCTGTGAGTTTCCTACGACGTCGCAGAAACTCTTTTGTGGCTACTAGTGCACGTTCGACAAATCCCGCCGGAGCTTGTACGGATCGCCCGTCATTGAGCAATCCGATGTAAGGCAGGTTATTGGCTAGATGCACCGTATTGCCAGGCCGGTAGTTTGCGATAGCGGCCCTACCTCTGTCAATAGCGGCCCGCTCGTTAGCTCCCGCAGTGCTACCCTTGACACCAGGAGCATAAGCAGGGATCATATCGTTGGGTCTATTATCAATACCTGCCTGCCAGTTTGATTTGGCAGTACCGATGTCAGCTGGTGTGTCAGTAACCACAGTAGTCAGGCAAAGACTCGCCGCTTCGCGTACCAGCTTGCCAGCGTTACGTTCGACAGCGACCCCTCGGTTGCGCATACGAAATGCAAAACTTCTGAGAGTATTCTTAGCCATCATCCTTCCTCTTCGTTAGGGTCTTTTTGCCGCTCTTTCCCTTCGTTCCCTTCTTCGATTCTTTCTTGATGGTCTCCGCACGATATTCCAGAAAGACTTTATCCATTTCCGCAATGTAATAGAAGAGGTCTTCACACCGCTCCCCCTTCAGCTTCCAGCGTTCAGCGTAACGATCAATAGCTGTCCACCAGATTGGTCCTTCCATTGACATACCTATCGAACGGCATGTGGTCAGGTCCAAGAATGCCATGAAGTAGAAATGCAGCCCAATCTCTAGGTCTGGCGCATTCCTGATAGCCTCCGGGATAGGAGTACCATCCCGGAGAGCCTGTCTGATAATCGTGTTAGCTATCGGCCCTTGCTTCAACGAATAAAGCAGGACCTCGGTTAGTTTTTTGCGTCGGCCTTACGGACTTCCTGAAGATACATGGCGTTCTTCGCGGAGAGGTCCTGGTGGTCGGTGTAGAGATCCGGAAACTCCTCGTAGAGCTTCTCGACGTTCTCCTGGCTGAACTCGAGATCCGGATAGACGTCCTTGGTCTCGGTGACGCCGTCGATCGTAACTTCCATCGGGGTTGCCGGAAGCCATTCAGCCTCGACGTTCTCCCAGCCCTTCAAGCACTTGCCGATGAACGCCTTCTTCAGGATGCCCTGCAGGACCTTGTTCTCGACGCGCTCGGTCTGAATCGCGTGACGGTGCGGCTTGGAGAGAGCCTCCAGATAGTCCAAATAGGCCTGATTCGAACCGCCCGAACGGGCAATCATGAAGGCAATCGTCTTGCCCTTCGAATTGAGGCCATACTCGACGCGAACGCCCGTCTTCTCGAGTTCCTTGACGGTCTTAAAATGGCGGGACAGGGACATTTCGACAACTCCATATAACTCTCCCGCGCCCATGAGGGATACGCGGGAGAGGAGGTTAGTCTCGCTTTAGCCCGCGAGATCAGGGAGGTAGGAGAAGCTCTGGAAGGCCAGGGTCGAATTGAACTGGCTCTCGGTCGCTTCGTTGCTCAGGGGCAGCTTGACAGGCTCGTCCAACTCGACTTCCAGCTGGCCGTCACCGAGCTGCAGATTGGGGATGTCGAACATCAGCGCCTTGTTGTCACGCTGGATCCAGATATCCAAGGATATATCCGAATTGTCTTCGATTGCCTGGACCGCAGCAGTGTCAGCGAAGTAAGCGGCCACCTCGCCACCAACTTCAAATAGACCAGCGGTCGACGCAAAACCACCGAACACCGTGATCGCCTTGTTTGGCGACACATTGTTGTTGATGGCAATGGTCATCTCGGTGGCATAAGCGAAGAGTGGCGTATAGACCGAATCGTCAGTCCTGTTGTACGACATGCGGAAGCGCGTAGTGTCGATTGTGGTATTGTAGGCTTCCTCCAGCGCTGCCACCGGCCGCGTGCCGGACTTCACACCAGTTGTGCCCGTGCGCTTCTCATGCCCAAGGCAGACAAAGCTCAGATCAATATTCACTTTGTCCTCTTCCGGGACATTGATGGTGAGCTCGTTCGCGTAAGAGCCGGTAAGATATTCGCTCTGCGTACCGACACCGTCGTTGCCGAGCGTGCGCTCCAATTGGACCGTCTTGTGAACGATCAGTGAGGGATCGCTCTCGTTCTTGATCATGTCGCCAAAGAACATCTGAACCGTCAGACCAGTTCCAGTCTCAGCCACCGGCGTGAACGTGGTCTTGTCAAATTCGATATAGGCTGCAGCGGCCGTCTTAACGCGCGCGAAGCCCTGGTTGTCGGCGAAGCGCAACGTTGCGCTGTCGCCGCCCAGATACACCCACTCCCCCGGAATCAGGCCCAGGGTAGTGTAGTCAACCGCGCCGGACGCACGGTTGATTCGGGGGAGGCCCGCAACGATTGTGATGTCAGCGGTAGCCGAATCGAACTGGTATCCGACACGCTTGACCACGATCGCATTCGCGCTCGGCGTCTCATCGGTAAGCGCCTCGGCGACGGTGATCTTGGTGCCAGTGGATGCAGCATCACTAACCTTCAGACCGTTATTGGCGGTAATGGTAGACCCTGTAACGAACAGGATGTCTCCCGCCAGGATCCCGGAGAGGCCAGCCGCAGCCGCGTAGCTATCATCCGACGCCGCAACAGCGGTGACGCTGGTCTGGGCCGAATTCATCGGTTTGGTGGTCTGCTTCTCGCGGATATTGGCGAAGAAGAAGCCCTGAAGAAGACGGGTCAGATTGGTGAACGTCAGATCCTGGTTGAAGCCACCGCTGGCCTCGAAACCAGCCACGACACCCTTGCGCTTCTGACGCGTGGGACCAATGGGCCGGCGCGGAATCTTGTTGTATTCCGGACCGAACCCATCGTAACTGTTGGGCTCGAGTGGGTACCAGATCGGCGACCCGATCAGATTCTTCGGAGTAGCCTCTTCGGCGAACCGGAGGCCAGTTGCATTGGAGTCGATCTTGTCAACCATAGGTGAACCCTCACATCACGTCGTCATAGGAGAAATCAGCAATGACATTTGTCTGAACGAAGACTGCGTCACCAGAATCCACTTCCCGGAAGCGTATATTCTTGAACCAAAGGTTAGAATGCTGCGCAACCCGAAAGGCATCTTGGATCGACTGCCCTACGTCGTAACTCGCCACAGAGCCATCTCCGATAGGCGTGAAGATTTGACAAGTGATAAATCCTGTTGCCCGAAAGCGTCGGGTTCCAGTACCACCCCGCAACGAGGCTTGATTCCCCGTCACGTGTTGGACTATAACACGAGCCCACGGGAGTTCACCAGCAGGTTTTTCACCGGGAACATTTGTCCACTTAATGCGAGTTTCGGAATATCCAAGAGTTAACCATTCGCCCCTGAATACCTTGCACATGACATCAATTGCTTCGGAGGCGTTCATCGGACAACACCGAAAGCATAAAGAAGAATAGTCGAACCCGGTTTCAAGGTCCAGCTCCATTTGATTGCGTACCGGGAGCCTCCATCGAGAATAGTGTCGAACTTTTCAAGTTCGATATCACTAGGTTCCATAAGTGCTATCTGTTGCACACTCGCAAGCATGTCGTCATTTGCAATGCTGCGCCCAAATTCGTCCGCTGTTGCGGGTACAAAACAGGCCTTTAGGGTGCGAGTCACAGCGACGGTGGGCGTTGCTGCACCGCGCCACGGTCGCGTAGAATCGGCGGCTATAGCACCCAACTGTTGAATGCTCACGCTACGACCGTTCCGATCTAATAGCCTTCGGACGGTCGCTACCATAGTCGACCAATCGCGTTCCATTAGCGAATAACACCGCCGCTAGGACGAACCAATCCACGCAGATACATGTCAGCACCGGGATAGGATCGAAGGATTTGGATCTGGGCTGTGTCCCCTCCAACAGGGGCATATTCGGATTCAATCGGACCCATCTTCTCCTTGATGAGAACGGTGCTAACTCCGCTCTCAGTGACCACAGGGTCAGGAGCAAGACGTTCCGTCGCGCGCACTGCGTATTCGAAACAGGCGTATTGGAGTTTGCGTGGGATGGAACCAAGCTTCGTGTCCGTGTCCCAATCGATTGACGTGCTGCCCGTGCACTTGCGCGGCCACTCGAGTGCCTGGTCTTCAGTCGCACGCTCGCCGATAAATCGTCCGCCGTAACGCTGGTCCAGATAGTCAGTAGCCTTGACAAGTCGGTTCTGCTTCTGGTCTGGGGTTAGTGCCGCCCAGTCGGCGTTCCCGCGATCAAGATGGTACGCGTCGGCGTCAGCTACTGCACCGTAGGAATTCGAATCGTCGAAAGCGTGTCCGTCCTCGACCTTAAAGGCCATATTAGCCTCCGAAGACTAGCGAGACTGTAGGCGTGCCAACCGCATAAATCACAAGATGCGTGGCGCCGTTGGTTTTGTGATACCCGGTACGGAATGTGGTCAAACCTGTACCAGCCGGAATCTTGAAACCATTGTCGTCTGCAGCAACATCACTCTTACCGCTGCGGATCCAAACATCTTGTGAGTTGTCAGCCCAGACATGGACCATCGTTGCTCCGGCAGGGATAGCGATTGCCGTAGGAGTAGGACCAGCAGCATAATCGATGCTAGTGGTGCCCTCGATCGAGGGATAATCGATACACTGCATCAATCTAGCTCCTGTTAGCGTTTCTGAATGCTTCTCGGCCGACTCATCATCGCGACGTCGATCGGTGCACGCTGGGTGAGCTTGGCGAGCCCGCGGAGGTCGACACCAGTACTCGACAGAACACCTTGCATCCGAGCGCGTTCAGCAAGAATGCGCTTCTGGCTTGCCAGGTAGTTCTGAATGACGTTCTGGTTGCTTTCGACAGGAATGAGCTTCAACCGCTCGTCGTGCAGTCGATCGCGTTCGAGGCGTGCGTCGGTCAGCTCTTTTCCGACTTCTGCCTGTATCCGCTCGAGCTCGAGAACTGTTTGCTCCGCGCGATCGAACGCCTCGGCCACCGCTTCGAGGACAGTTTTTCCGTCGTTTGCTCCAATTTCCACTTCCGGCTGTTGGGTGCCGACATCGGCATTTCCGATCCCTGCTCCGACTCCGGGTGCAGCCTGCGTCGCATTGGTAACACCCTCCTGGCTCGGCGGACTCGGGGGCGTAGCCTTCTCAAGGTACGCAGTATAACTCGCGCGGTTGAACTCGGGCGCCGCTTCCGTGAGCTGCTCGCGGGAAACCGTGACGCCGTTGTTCAGAAAGGTCAGGATATTGAGCTGCGGAAGACCTTCCATCGTCCAATGATTGTCGTTCTTCGCGTCGAGCTTCTTCAGAAGTTCAATGAGCTTCTTCTTTTCACTTGCCGTCATGTCAAACTCCTTATAGGTCTAGCGCATTGAAGAGGGGTTAGTCTCCCAACCCCTCACGCGATGCGTTAGTCGTCACCCAGAATGATGAAACAGGCTTCCACCAGGCCGTCGACGTCCATCGTGCCGGCGCCCGAGATTGAGCCGTCATCGAGGATCAAGTTCAGGTTCATTTCGAGTGAACCGTCGGTATTGTCCAGGATCACACCACAGAGACCGACCGCGCTGGCAGCCCGCATCACTGCGGTCGTGCTACCAACTGCAGCAGCGGCGAACGGAGTCGACGCCAGCAGATCAACCTCGGCGCCGGCAAGCGTGCCGTTGGCGTCGGGTGCAGAGCCGATCGAATAGTCACCGTCGAACGTGGCGGTGATGTCGGCATCGGTCTTGGTGAACTTGAGATAGGACACAAGCCCCAGATACAACAGATTGCCCTGCGGCAGAGCCGACAGGACAACAGTGCCATATCCCGGAGCACCGTCAGCAACAGCGAAGCTCTTGTTGACGGGAATGCGAAGCTTGACAATCTCTTGGCGTACCGCAGCACCGCGAGCCATNGAACGAGGAAGGCCCTTCATCGTAATATCCTTTCTTGNCGTTATAGAAAANTAGCGGAGGTCCGAAGACCTCCGCTANTCTCCTATTAGACGCCGTACTCGCGGGTGATNAGGCGAGCGATCTTGATCATCTTGCGCTCGTTGAAGACTCGGTTCCAGGAGCCAGCGGCTGCCAGATTGTTGGAGGTTCCCGCATTGGTCGGACCGCCGGTAGCGTAGGTGCCGACGTAGGCGTGACCAACGGGATGCAATGCCCACTCGACACGCGAGTAGAGGATTTCCTGGCCAGCACCGTTACCGGCGGAAGGCTTGCGGTCGGTCTCGCTGGGAACCTTGGCGGAACCGTTGCCCCACTGGAAGGCGCCAGCGCCGAACAGCCAGGTGTGGAACACGCCGGCGGACTGCGTGACGCCGTCATCGACAACCACCTGGGCGCCGTTGAACGTCGGAACGGAGATTGCTGCACCGTTGATGGAATCGGGAATGAAGTCGATGAGGTTGTTCTTCCTCGCCCGATTGTAGACGACCGAATGCATCATCACCATGCTGAGGGCGTCCTGGGAATCTCCCATCGTGCCCTGCGCATCGATATACGCCTCGGTCGAGAAGTTGGTGACGCCGTCCGCAAACGCTGCGCCGGACACGTCNTGGGTGTAGTCCGCGGAGTCGTTCGCAGTGTTGTCCGCGAACACACCCGTCAGGGTNGCAACGAACGCGGCCTGCATACGACGGACCCAATANTCCGACACTCGNTTGGCGATCGCCGCCATCGGATCNACACCAGCCAGGTCCTCGTCCAGGTCCATCNCGCTCCAGGAATTGTTNCGCGAGATGCGCACCTGGATNTCCGAACCGGTCCCGATCTTGTTCGGNGTCGAGTTGGTGTCCGGATCGTCGGTCGACGTATTCTCGGNATCGTNGTCCAGGTCCTTGAAGAACGGGGCGTTGAACGTCGAACCGCCACCAGCCAGCAGGTTCGCCAGCTTGGAACTGGAAACGACTGCGCCCGAACGAACCAGGCGGGACTTCACTTCCGTCTGGAGGCGGACATAGGGATCATAGACCTCGGGAACGATGAGATCCGCGAGTCGCGTCACACCGGACGCAAAGGCCGCCGGACGAGCAAGTCCAGCGAGGGGGACCGCGGACAGCGCCGCAGCAATAAGAGCAAACTTACGAGCCATAGGATTTCTCCGGTTGGGATCTTGGACGCACCAGACCCCATGGCTGGCAGTTTGAAAACAAATCGGGCTCATGCCCTACAGAAATTGTATAACATGAGCCCGACA